CGTAGGTATAGTCACGTAACCATTGTAGGATAGGTGGATCCTGTAATAACACCACCTCTGGTTTGTAGTTATAGTGCCATAACAGCAGTTCCTCACCGCTTGCCTTTGGATCACGCATTATGGTTAACTTCTTGGTCACGGGTTCGTAGTTAAAGTTCATATGTCCGCCAAACATACGCATGGCCAGTTCGACATATTGGCTATACATGTCAAATGTTGCCAGTCCGCCCGCATAGGAGTAGTTCAATAGGTAGACATTCAGTGTTGCTGATGAGAACGGATCAAAACTTGATGAATAAGGTCCTGTGGCATCTCCCATCGTTCTACGGAAGATCTGTCTGACCGATTGAACTTCCGTTGGAAGTGTGTAGACATTCTGATTCTCTGTCAGTTGTAACAGGGAGTAAGATTCCTCGTGAGCATTCTGTGCCCTAGCTCTGTATGTCAGCAAGGCTTTTGAATATGCCGTCTCGTAGTGTTTGGGATCGAGTTCTGTGTCGATTATGCCCTCGCCCAAGCGATTGGCAACGTAGTCAAACACGTCCTGTTTTAATTCTGTTAATGTAGCCATTGTCTTCTCCGTTGTAACTATTTATCGGAGACGTTGATTAAGTTGCTTTAATGATGATTAGGTTCTCGTTGAAGCGACCGTTGACTGACGTGGCCGTGGTCTTTAGGTCATCGAACAGTTTACGGCTATCTGGCTTGCCTGCCATGCGTAGTTGCTTGAGGAAGTCCTCTGGCTTCCGCAAGGTCTTCTGGCTTGACTTGTTGGTGTCAAAACCCAGGATGCTGGTGCCCTTGACCATAAAGACCTTGGCATAGTCATCCGCGACGTAGTATTGTAGTTTGCGGTTCTTGGTGTTGTAGACCCAGAGCTCGCTTGACTTAAGAATTTTAGTAGGTTCTACCGTTTCTAACTTGAACTCCTCGTATCGTCTCATGTGTTTCAGTTTCCTGACGATCTTCTCTGGTGGCTGTGGTTTTTTCTTTCTTGTGCCTACCTTAGCCTTCTTGCTCTGATGATATGCGTCTAATTCTGCTATAATCGCCGCACAGTAGTTGATCATGTTCTTTTGCTGGGTCTTAGTCGCCCAACCGTAGCCCTCGCTTAAATCAGCGTCTACGTCAGCAACAGCATCCTTGAGCTCATTTTGCTGTTTAATCCACATGTCTTTGACCAGAGAGACATGCTGTGCCAGGATATTATAGTTGGCTAATACCTGTTGTATGCTGTCTGGTTTCTCACTGGCTCTCATTTCGCCCTCACAGTATTTGTCCCATATAGCATCAATCTCGGCCGCGGCCTCGTGTGCCTTGGCTATCATTATTTCCTGTATGTTTGGTCTATTGGGTTTATCCTTGGCCGCTTCTTCATCATCACTGGCGGACTTCTGATGATTTGCTATTGCTTCTTGGCAACGTTTTACGATAAAGTCTTGTTCGTGTTCTGTTAGTTCCAGACCAATCAAGGCCATCCTGGAATACCAACCACATGATGTGGGAGTCCAGGAATCTTTGATCTTAGTAAAGTCCTTGGCCAGTGCTTTGTGCTTGTTTAGTTCAAGCCATTCTGCTATCCACTTCTTGGCGACTTTCTTGTCTTGGGTATAGTTATACCAGTTACACCTGCGAGCAAGTTCACGCTGGCGCAGTTCAGCCGAGGGCTGGCCATCAAACATCAATTCATCACCGTAGGCCTTCCTGTCCTCGATCGATATCTTCGCTGGTTTTACGCTCAAAGTAGTTGTCCCATCATGATCATCTTTTGATAGTCTGCTATCATTGTGTTACATCTTTCCTGTAATTCTATAAAGTTCCGTGTTGCCTTGTGTTGCCTGCGACACTCAATTTCCGCTTTACTTAACTCAGAAACGAGATCACAGATATTTTTGTTTATCTTCTCCAGGTCTATCCTGACGTGATAAGGTAGGTTTTTCGTGGATTCTTGTAGTTCCATGTCCACTCTCGGCCAGTCAACTGAAGTGTCAATTCGTAGCATAACACTATTTTATCACTTTTGTATTTTTAGGTCAACCAAAACTGGCGATAAATAGTTACAACGGAAAATAAAATATGCCAAGATTATCGCTATACAGACCAAACAAGACTAACGACTATAAGTTCCTAGACAAGACCATCAGTGAGATGTACACCACAGGTGGCGTGGATATATTTGTCCATAAGTATCTGGGTCCTAAGATAGTGGGCGACAGTTCAGTCAGAGATCAGGGCGATGTCACACAACCAACATATGACACCTTGGATCCATTAAATGTTGAGGATTTATTGTTCCTTGAGAACAGGAACAGAGACTACGATGACGACATCTATGTCATGCGTGGTGTATATAACGTACAGGACATCGACTTTGATCTATCACAGTTTGGCTTGTTCCTGAACGGTGACACCTTGTTCATTACGTTCCATTACAATGACATGATCGACACATTGGGACGTAAGTTGGTAGCAGGTGACGTATTGGAGTTTCCTAACTTAAAAGACTATCATCCGCTAGATCCAAACAATCTGATACCCAAGGCACTGCCAAGATATTATGTGATACAGGATGCGGCATTTGCGGCTGAGGGCTTCAGCCCGACTTGGTTACCGCACCTATGGCGTGTCAAGGCAACACCAATGCAGGCCACACAGGAATTCGATGACATCCTGGACAAACCGATCGATCCAGACAATCCTGGCTCAGGAACCATCGAAGACTTCGTGTCGATGAAGAACAAGGATCAAGAGATCAATGATGCCATCGTACAGCAGGCAGAGGTCGAAGTTCCACGCAGTGGTTATGACAATACGGCATTCTACGTCACAGCGACTGTTGATGATGAACCTGTCAAACCGGGCACCACACCCACAGTTGACGGTTACCTAGTAGGATACATGACCGGTAATAACGTTCCACCGAACGGGTTACCTGTGACACCGGGAGTAAGTTTCCCTGCGAACCCCAGCAATGGTGATTACGCATTGAGATTGGATTACTTCCCTAACAGATTATTTAGATTTGATGGCACCAGATGGGTCAAGGTAGAGGATGGCGTGAGAACAGAATTAACACCGGGCGATACAGATAATAAGACACTGAAAGAATCGTTCCAGAGCAATCGGGCAACGGTAGCAACAACGGACAGGGGTAATATACCAAGTAGCCAAGCATTAAGTGACTTGCTTAACCCCAAAAAGGATAACTAATGGCAGGACAGACAGTACCCTTCTTTTACGATGACCAGATAAGGCGTTTCCTCATACAGTTCACGAGGATGTTCTCCAACTACCAAGTCGAATATGGAGTTGATGACTCCGGTGCGGCCACACTGGTACGTGTTCCGGTGAGATACGGAGATGCGTCGAGACAGGCATCACAGATAATCGCACAGAATTCAAGAAGCAAGATGCCTAGTGCTCCTATGATGACTTTCCATATAACGGCATTGGATTACGCTAGAGATCGTGTACAAGAACCCTACTTCGTTGATCGCAAGACACTGAAACAGAGAACATGGGACGAAGACACCCAGACCTATGAGAACACACAGGGCAACGCATTTACAATAGAACGTTTGATGCCTGTGCCATACAATATGACCATACAGTTGGACGTGTGGGCATCCAACACGCAACAGAAGTTACAGATACTGGAACAGATATTACCCATGTTTAACCCCAGCCTAGAGATACAGTCAACGGACAATTACATCGACTGGACATCTCTCAGTGTTGTGGAACTTACGGGTGTTAACTGGAGCTCTAGGACAGTTCCGTCGGGCACAGATGAAACCATCGACATGGCCACATTGACATTCAGCATACCTATATGGATCACCATGCCTGCTAAAGTTAAGAAACTGGGTGTGATACATAAGGTCATAGCATCCATATACGACACCGACGGCAATGCCGCGGATGCCATAGTAGATGATGATATCTTAATGGGCACCAGACAGAAGATCACTCCCTTTGGTTACCAGGTCATACTGATAGGCAATCAATTACAGTTATTGAGACAGGAACAGGTGGATCCCTCGAGGGACACGCTGTCAGCACCGGCAGAGATCAGTGCCACTGATCCGGTAAAATGGCAGGGCTTCATCGACAATTATGGTGCTCTACGTGATGGCATCAGTCAGATCAGACTGACATCCGAACACACAGACACAGAGATAGTGGGCACTGTTGCCCTACATCCGAGCGATGACAGGTTCCTATTGTTCAGTTTAGATTCAGATACCATTCCCACTAACACGCTATCGGCACTGACGGCAGTCATTGATCCATTAGCCAGTGGTCCTGGAGTGGGATTGGCAACAGCGGCCA